TCGTTACACGGGAACTGACGCTGACACTGCAAATGCAAGGGTCTTGGGCGGTAGGCAAGCTGACCAGGTGAAGAGCCACCGCCATGCGCTCAATGGCTACCTCATGGCTCCGACCGCCTCGGGTGGCGGCCTGTTCGGTCCGAATACGGGAAGTAGCTCGGGCCAAGCAGCCAACTACATCGAATTCTCCGGAGGCGCGGAGTCCCGCCCCATAAATACTGCCTACCATCCGAGACTGCACGCCTAAGCATGGATCCGCGGGTGATAAGCCACGTTCAAGGGCCGCGTTTCCTTTCCACCGAAAAAGGCCAGACCCTCGCCGTACGTCGGGATCCCGCTTTCGCCGAGGTAAATCTGCGAGGAACCAACGCCAGTCCCCGACGAAGCCCAGGTCTTGGCCGCTTGCCGGAGCGTGTTGCCAGCCGTGTTGACGGCCTCAACCTGGCGACTTCCCATGGTTCTTGCATTTGCAGTGTCAGCGTCAGTTCCCGTGTAACGACGAAACATATTGCGCAGGTCGGGCACCCGGAACTGGGTTTCCGATACATCCACAAAATGGTGAGCGCCGATACTTGCTGTCCACGCCGCCTGGCTGACGACCAGGTTCTCTTCGCGGGCATAGCCCCACAAGCCTGCATAGGCCACTTTACTGAGCAGGCCGCCAACGGCGTCGACTTCCCGCACCAGGGGTACCTGAGTATGCCCATCGACTGGGCGGCCGCACAGCGGCGACCGATACCCCGTGAAATAGGTAGTTTCTACCCAGACCATTTCGCCCCAGCCTGCCACGTACACTTCGTCTGCGATCTTTTCGGTGGGAATTGATGCCCGGCGCACGACGAACCCGCTCTGGCCCTCGGCCACAAGGCGCTGGATGGCTTGATAGAGCTGAGTAGGGTCTTCTGGGTCAAGGACCAGGCCGCTCCCTTCTACCACGCTGCACAGCTCCTCCTGCAGCAGGTTCATGTACCAGGCTGGCAGGCGAGAGCCGGGCTTGCGAATAGTCGGGTCACCAGCTTCGAAAAGGCCATCGACGGTATCAATGCGTCTCATGGTTGAGGTTCCTCGTAGTCAAAAATTGCGAATGTGTAGCCAGGCTTCAGATCTTCGATAACGGCCTCGATGGCAGGGTCACCAAACGACAGCAGCGCCTCGTCCACGCAGGAGTAATCCAGGTAGAAGGGAAACGACCTGGTACTGCCCCCATTGACCTGGACGTGCCATACCCAGACCACCTCCTCTTCATACAAGGGGTCCACGTCCAGTTGGCTGTAATCCAGGTAGAACGGGGCAAACTCGGATATCTGAATGTCGTAGCCGAGGCGCTTGGCCAGGTCGATGAAATAGGGAATCGACAGTCCGCCGGTTTCCCGGAGCTTAGCCAGGACCGCGTCCAGTCGTTGCTGGTAATTGGTGCCGGCCGGCGGTGTGATGGCGCAAACTCGCTCCCAATCAGGCAGCAGGTCTGTGCTGAAGAATGGCGTGATGCTGTCGACGGCGGTCTTGGCATATGCAGCGACCGTATCCAGGACATTGGCCTCGCATTCCAACTCTGCTCGCAAATGCGGTCCGTTCCGGTCGTAACTGACGGGCGGAAGCAGCAACGCCAAGAGCCTGCTGTAAATCATTCCATTGCCTCGATGGTCAAGGTACCTCGGCGCAACCATTCCACCACCTCGGCGTCGACCACCGGAACGACGTTTACCCCGGGGATCAGAATCTGCCGATCTGTCACGCCGGCAATGTTCGAGATGAGTGCTTCAGCCTGGCTGCGAATCCAGGTTTCCCCGGGCGACAACACACCAAACTGACCTTGCAGCACGTCTCCAATGCTCACCTCGGCTTCGGCCAGGGTGAGGCCCTTCAGGGCCACCTGCACCGAAAGATCTACAAATCGCTCGGTCGGCGCGAAGATCACGCTGCTTTTTCCGGCTACTGGCCGGACATCTTCGATGTGGTCGCGCACGGCCTGGAGGATGTCTTCCGAGGGCAGACCACTGCCGGAAATCACCGCCACATCAATCGTCCCCAGGCCACGACGTAGAGGGTAGGCAAACGCGTTAGTAACCCCGGGAACCTCCATCGCCCAACGCCGAAAATCGTACTTGTTGCCACCGGCCGGCGGACGCCGAATAATTTCCAGCAGGCGCGCCAGCAGTTCCGTATCGGTTTCACGTTCGACCCCTCCCAGCATGGAAACCACGGTAGCCCGCGAGTCGATCCTTAGAGGAGCGGCGCCGAGCGTCAGGGTGGCACCTGGAGAGGTGTTTCCTGCCACTCCCGCCACGGCCGCAACTGCTGCCACTTCAGCCGACCCGGCCTC